CGCATGGGCGAGCTTTCAAATATCTTTTCAATGATCCGTCCGCTGGTATCCGGGTCAACAGTGTAGCCGCCATCTGGATCAGAGCCGACAGACAGAGCCTTCATTGACTCAGGTTGATTGGCATACGAATCGCCTTTACGCAACATGCCGAAGAAGTGCTTCCGGTATGCTGCCAGTTCATTAGCGCCGAACTTGTCATCAACCTGGATGCCACGTTGCTTTGCTACTAGATGGGCAAATTCAGAAGCCTTCTGTTCCAGCTTAGAGCCTTCACCAGTGTCGGCATGGGTGGACTTTCGAGCCAATGCTGTCTGGGCTTTCTCAAGCTCGACCTTTGCAGCATCAAGCTCATCCATTCGAGTTGACATTTTAGTGATCTGTTCTTCAAGCAACGGATCGGCTTTGCCATTCTTCTCAATCTGCTCGAGTCGCTGGTCGTTCTTTTCTTTGAAGTCATTGAAGGTCTTTTGAATACCCTCGACTACTGTATCGAATTCATCACTCATGTGATAACCCCTTGATTAAATGAAAGTTTTTTCAGTGTTTCTATCATTGCAAGACGTTTTGCTTCATCAGCATCCCGCTGATCAGATGCTTGCCGGAAGCCATTTCCCGATATGCGGGTGGCCTCCTTTCGTGAGAAACCAGCGTCCCGCAGGAAACTCTCAAATTCGCGTTCAGTCTGAATGCCTTTGACATTAGCAATCAGAGCATCGGGGTTTGCACCCCAGGTAACTAAGCTAATTTCCCAGAGGTCGGCGCGTTCAATCACTAATCCACGGTCGCCGGTCGCTTCATCAATGTTGAATCCAACGCTCATGGCGTCAAGCTCACCCGCCTTCATCAGTGCATACGCTTCCCGGCCCTTCTCGGTCTCCATGATCAAGGAGCCTTTGACGTACAAGCCGTTATCGTCCTCGCGCACTTCCTGCCACGATCCAATCATCATTGTGGGGTTATGCTGCCAGAGCATTTTTGGGCGACGGCCACCGGACTGCATACGGTCGATAGATGCTTGAAACGCACCCTTCACGATTACATCACCGTCTGAATCCTGTACGCCAAAAACAGAGGCATAGCCGTCGAAGTGACCGCCATCGTCTAAGTTCTTGATTTTTAAGGTGGTTGTGACTGTTTTTCGATCCATGCCTTGCCTCTCTCTCAATTGGCATCGGTAACATAATGTTGCAAATTGTAACACTATGTATCATGGATTGAAACATCCTGTCAATTGGGCACAAAAAAAGCCCGCGCTTGGCGGGCCTGTGGGTTGACGGGTTTCTGGTTAGTTCGTTACCGCCTTCTCGACTAATCGACTGGCGAACTGGGTGTCTGTTAGCGTAATTCCAGCAGCGTCTTCAGCTCGTTTCTTTGCTTTGTTGAACGCCTCCACGGCTGTGACTGGCAATGTAACGCGCATTTGCTTTCTATTGCTCTCCATTTAACCCCTCCCAAGCCAAAAGGGTTCCATCGTCCATAACTTCAAACCCACCATATTGCGAGTTAAAGCTTTTAGGAGCACCGGCAGGTGTTTCTGTTGTTTGCACTCTTGCGCGAACAGAATCACCTTTTATCTTATCGGCACCCCCTGTCCCCTTAGTTCCTGAAGCCGGAGCAACTACATAACCGCCTGAAACCACACGCTTTACAGCAACGCATCTGCCTTTTTCTGGATCAACACCAAAACCTATCACAGACCTGTCTCCAACGACAATCCGGGCTTTTTTCATCATTTTTTCAGGAATAATTATAGCCAAGCCTAAACGTGACGTTCCGTCTTTGTTTGTGCCTGACTTTACTTGTTTAACAGACAGACACTCATAGCTTGATGAGTCATTTCCTGATCTTTTGGGCTGTACCCAGTCAAAAATAATTGTCATAATGCTTACCTCAATCTGATTTAGTTTATGCGCTTCTCACAACGCCCAATCAGATTAACTAACGTGCCGCCTACTGTCAACAGGTGGCGGCTTTTATTTTTATAGTTGTCTTATGCTGTCTCATTGTGTTTATTCAAGTGCTAATCAATAATCTCAAACACCACGGCACAGCGGCAGTTCCGTGATACAATCCCGCCTGCATTATAGAAACCTTCTTTAGTCTCAACAGTATACACAGGTGATTCATGGACAAAATTCCTATCAATATCAACAACCTTGTCAGCCTTTACGAATCTGGACTTAGTATTGTTAAAATTTCTAAACAGTTCGCTATTAGCAAGTCTCATTGCTACAAGCTCATCGCTAGTACCGGAACCAGTTTTAGAGGGAATAAGATCCACTTTTCTGAATCCGATGCTATTGCTGACTATGTTGCTGGAATGAGTGAAAACCAAGTTGCTATCAAATACAGCGTGCAAAGGAGCTCTATTAAAACAATTCTTGAAAGAAAAGCTATTCATAGAAGAAGCCAATCCGAAGCAGAGTTTTTGAAGTGGCAATCTATGACTGGTGAGCAAAGAAGCCAGCAGGTCTGTCATGCCAATCAAGCTATCAGAGACAAGCCCCCTGAATTTCATGCACGAAGCGCGATACTTCAAGCCAAGACCAAACAAAATACCCTTGCCAAGTCTTGTGATTCTGAAATGACCTTTATTGCTGAGTTTGAAAAGCTTGGATTTATTGTCATTCCTCAGAAAGCATTTGGCCCCTACAACATCGACATCGCTATCAGGAACACGGCCATAGAGATCCACGGGACTGCCTGCAACCCTCACAATCATGCCTATTACAGTAAGAGAGTTGTGAATCTTCTCAAAGGTGGATGGAATGTTATCTACATCAAAACTACCAGTAATGTTAACGTCAAGAGGGCAGCTCATCAGGTTAGTAAGATGATCAACCTCATCGAGTCTGATGATTCCGCCATCTGCCATTACGGGATGATTAGGGGTTCCGGTGAGCTTATAGCCACTGGCTGTCTTGATCGTGATGAGTTCACCACTATAAATGGACCTAATGCTTTTTTGATACTATCACATGACAACATAGTATCGCCTGTAAAGCAGTTAATAACCTCAGCAGCCGGGCCATTGGGGTCACCAGGGTAGCGTAACTCAGAGCCGCCAACCGTGAATGTATCATTCATCCCCACAATCTGGCCGTCAGCGGTTCTATGTGTGTCTCTAGTACGCTCACCGTTCGAGGCTACCCATACGCGTTGCATCTCGATACCTGTGGCCTGTGCGCTTGCGTTGGCGCTTGCCTGGCTTGCTGCGTGGGTTTCAGTCCTGGCAATGGTCTGGGCCCGGCTTGCTGATTTCGTCGTTGCGATAGCACGTATCAGTTTGCCGATCTCACGTTCTGACTTGCCCTCTTTGATTCCAGCTTTCACGATCAGGGCTATGTCTGCCCGGGTGGTCTCTGTGATCTGCTTGATCTTTTGGGTGCCGTACTCCCTCACCCACTCAGCCATTATTCCATCCATGATCTGAGTCGCCGTGATTGTCGCTTTTTGATTGCCGAGTATGCGCTCGCTGAACTCCCTGGCCGTAGTATCCCAGAGTGTTGTCAGGGTTTGTTTGATGCGCTGATCGTGATCACCAGATGCCGGTACTGGCTTCCCATTATCAACAGCCTTGGCCGCCTCGTTCATTGATCGACGTATCTCACGTCGCAGGCGTACTTCATAGCGCAACACCAGTCGGTCAAGTAATAGGCTCTGTAACCGCTGCTCTCGTTGCCTGCTGTTACCCGTTAGTGTTGCCATCGTCAACCCTCGGGGTGAATGCTCTGGCTGGGTTAATCATGTCACGTGCAACTTGATCACTAATAGCAGGGAATGCTGCGTTCACTAATGCTATTGCAGACTCATACGGCAGTTCACCATTGGCAACTAATTGCACGATCTCAGACAAGCTGCTGATCTGTGCACCGTTCAGTGCAGTGTCTTGCACTTTATCACTGCCTGCCACACTGGGCACAGCACCATCGCCAAAGGCTTCAGCCGCCGCGTCTTCAGGGTCTTGATCTGGATCAATAATATCAAAGTTAAGAGGTATGCTGTTGGACGGTATGTATATCGTTTCGCCGCCAGTAGTGGGCTCAAAACCCTTAATCTCACGGCGCTCGTTGATCGTCAGGTCGGTTGATTGGTCGGCCATGGTCCAAAGCTCTTTCCGCTTCTCAGCAATCGCCGGTACTTGCTCGAGGTCAATGTCCAGCAATATGCCGCCGAACGATTCAGACAGCCAGCCGTTAAGCTCATCCCTGATGTAGTGGATCATCGGGATTATCGTCTCTTCATAAAACGCTAGCCGAGCCTCCCGGTAATTGCTGTACGTTGAGTCGCCCGGTATGTTGAGCAGCAAGGGCGGAACGCCAAGGGCAAGCGATATGTCACGCGCTGCGCTGTACTTTGTCTCAATGATTGCCATATCCGCTGGCGACATGCCCATTTGTGTCCATTTCAGGCCACCCTCAAGCAGCATCGGTCGACCTGCATTACGACTGCCCGTGTACTTCTCGTCGATCTCTGCCTTGAGCCGGTTGAACTGATCGGGGCTAAGGTCTTTGTCTGACTCCATGGCACCCGATGGGCTTGCCCCATTTTGTAGCAGAGCCTGAATGTGCTTCATTGTCTCGTTGTGCTGATCGACAGCGTAGGCACCAGCCTCGATAGGACTCATTCCGTACCAGTCATCAAGCGGGTTGAATGCCTTCAGGTGACGAATATCGCTGAGTCCATTAGATGTGTCAGCTTCCCACTCTGTCTTGTCCTGCCCTACCCGGTAAGTATAACCACCTGGGAACCCCGTCTGGCTTTTTTTAACTGTCATCCGGTCAGGCCGTAGTGCATACATCTCGCGCGGATTTGTGCCGAGCATTACTCGCTCAATGTATCCGTTGCCAGCTATACGATAGTAACCTACCAGGGCTTGCAGGAACTCATAGCGAGACTGCATAGGGTTGGGGTTGTTAATTAGACGCAGGAACGGCGTGTCAGTCAGCTCCTCACCGTTCGGTCGTCGGGCTATCCATGGAATAGTCGCAATAGCCTGGGCAGTCTTGTTGATAGCTTGGTACGCAATGACGTTTTTTTGATAGCCCTCGTCAGCGTATAGGCGATAGTCTCGCGGCGTCCACTGGGCTTCGGGCATACCGCGATACATGACAGCGCCGGTGCGTGATTCTTTGGCTTGTGCCGGTTTACGCTTAAACCAGTCCAGCATTGGTAGCCCTGCCTGCAATTGAATAGTATGTCAAGTTTACCGGATGTCTTGTCATTTTCATAGGGATCTAACTCTAGGCGCGCTCTGAGCAGTTATACGCGGCTGTAGTGCGTATCTGACTGCATCCCACCTGTGGTTGTGGTCGTCTTGTATCGCCGGTTGTATATCGCCTGTGCGCTTGTCTACCTTATAACTGTAGAGCCTGGCTTCTTCCTGCATTTGTTTGCAAGACGTGTGAATGACTATTTCATCAAAAGATTTAATAAACTCGACCCCGTCTTCTACGCTGCCCGGCCATTTCTTTACGCCTGTTATATTTGGCAGACCATGGCGCTGCAAATAGCTGATTGACTCTGGCCTGGAGCTGTCTGCCCTCATGACGTATAGCTCAAGCCACTGATCAAAGGACTTGAAGTAATTGGCCGTGTCGTCTAGCTCTAGCCCTATGCGCCCCGCGTCTTTGTCAATGTACAACGTGTTGCCTTTAATGTAGGTACGAACAAAGCAACTGGGATCATTTGCAAAGCCAAAATCTATACCGTACATCGGATCGCCAAACGATTCATCTGGGGTGAACTCGTCAACCCGCCAGTTTGTGAAGACCTGGGCATCTGACTTGGTGTTGTACCCGCCCAGCCAGATATGTGCGTATCGCTCGTAGTCGGTGCGGCGCTGCCATTCTGCCAGCTTGATCATCTCTTCTGGGCACCAAGGGTTATCCGTGTAGTTGACGTGAACTAAGATGGTGTCCGGGCTTTCTTTGAAGAGAGCTTCCACTGCGTCTTCTGGCTGGTCAGGGTTCCAAGTAAACCATAGTTCACTGCCATGCTTTCGGATAGTTGGGACTAGAAGTTCAATTGATCGGTGGCTAAGACTTTGCGCCTCTTCACACCATGCTCTGTCAAAGCCCTCAAGGGACTTAATGGACTCTGCTGTGTGGTCTTGCATGCCCTGAAATATGATGATGCCTTCAGCACCAATTCGCCGGATCTCTGTGAGGGTTATCTCAAAGAGGTGCCCGACGCCTAATGCTTTAATCTTATGTTCTAAAAGCTTTTTAGAAGAGAACTTTAGCGACCTTTGTATCTCACGGATGCAGACAGTTTGCTGATCTGGGTTTGCCACATGCTCTTCGATAAGCATCTCGGCCATGAAGTGTGACTTGCCACTGGACCGCCCGCCCTTGGCTCCCTTGATCCTTGCTGGTTTTAGCAGCGGGACCGCCCATCTAGGTGTCGGTATTTGTAGGATCGACAATGGTACGCTCAATTATTGTGGGTGTCATGCTGCCGTCAGTGCTGCTGTGGTCAAGCTCATGGCGTTCTGCCCACTTAGCCTGTGTCTTCATCCAGAAGATCATAGCAGCCGTGTCACCGTTCTTTGCCTTGTTAAACAGCGCCCCGCCAATAGTGGCGTTTGCCTTTGATTTGGCTAGGTCCAGCTCATCCCGGTAATACTTGCGAAGCGTCTTTTCGTCAATGTCCAACACGCGGGCAATGTCTGACTGTGTTGTGCCCACCATTGTATGAAGCTGCACGGTTTGGCGCGTGGCTTCGGTGGGGACGTGGTTGCTTGTTGGTTTATTGGTCATTGCTGAATTGTATCACATCTTTGAGAAAAAACACCTTGACTCAAACAACAATAGCCGCTATTGTATAGTTTCATTCACGCTAAAGAGTAATTGAAAATGAATACATACATGATCACTGAGAAGCAAAACGTTCAATCAATCCGTGATGGATTTTGTATAAATGCTGCGTCATTAAAAGACGCAAAAACTAGAGCGACAAAATCACAGGTTTTTATGGCACTGTTTTAACTATTGAACAAAACGGAACTCTCATTGCATACAAAAAAGATGGTGTATGGAATGACATGTAAAGAGTATGCGCAGGCTCAGAAAATTCTAAAAATGACTAACTTGCAGTTTGCCCATGCGCTTGGTGTTACACAAGACACAATAGTGAAGCGAAAATATGGGCGAATAAAAATAACAATGCAAGCCGAGAAAGCTGTTATTAATTTAATGGAGAAAATGACATGATACCAACTATAAATATTGACGGTGTTAGTATAAATGGCTGTAATTATATATACGCGCCCAAGGGTCAGGCTGGCGAATATGCTGAACTGTCAACAAATATCTACCGAGGTTGTGGCCATAAGTGCGCCTACTGCTATGTCCCGCAAATTATACGCATGGACAGAAAGGAATTTGATGCTGGTGCAGTACTAAGGAAGGGATACGAAGCTGGGCTTTTGCGTGACGCAAGGAAGTACCAATCTGCTGGCATACGCGAACAAGTAATGCTCAGCTTCACGTCTGACCCGTATCATCTAGGCGACACCAGCCCAACGACAAGAGCGCTTCAAGTTTTGATTGATCACGGGATGGGATTTTGTACGTTGACGAAGGGCGGCACACGATCATTGCGTGATCTGCCCATGTTTCGCAGTGACAGGGATGCTTTTGCTACAACATTAACATCTCTTGACGACAGCTTTTCTAAAAAATGGGAGCGTGGAGCTGCACTCCCTGGTGACAGGATTGAAGCAATTAAGCGGTTTCATGATGCCGGTATATTTACATGGGTTAGCCTTGAACCGACACTTGACGTTGAAGCAAGCATCGAAATTGTTAAGCAAACGCATAAGTTTGTTGATCTATTTAAGGTTGGTCGAGTCAATTATCTACCCATGACAAAAACAACTGACTGGGAGGACTACACTCACAGGATGATAGATGTGTGCAATCAGCTGGGCGTTGCGCACTATATCAAGAAAGACTTACAGCAATATCTCCCTAAAGGTTATAAAAACCCTCTACGTGTTAAACAACATCATGGGTGAGTGTTATAGCCCAATATCTCATTGATGATCCTGTTTTTCCTTTTGCTATGCGCATTGACATGATGCGCATTTTTAACCTTCTTGCAATCTCTTTAGCGATCATCCTTATAATATCGTCATGAATTACACTTGCGCGTTTTAATATATGGTTTCAATACCTACAAAATTACGAATTCCCTTACAAACTCTTCCAAGTTTTAGGTCCATGTTTGTTCCATCTGTTAAGACAAACGCAACATCTCCACATGGGCGAATAGTCTGTGTTATGTAGTCTAGTATTTCATATGGCGACCCATAAGCATCAATATCAAAATATTAAAACGCTGAACATCAGCGCGCCTTATGAGCTTATGAGCATCTCCGCATAGCGTATCCCTGCTGTCGAATACTTTTACCTTGTCGATGCCCTGGTAATCATCTGCTTTATGCCATACCGAGTCATACATCTCTCCCAGTCCACTAAAAACCTCTAATACAGACTGTTTTGCTATTTGAGACATCACAAACTCACGAATATCTTTTTTCGCGCTTATTTTCGCGTTATTTGTTTTTACTCCTCTAAACTTACTCATCGGCCCAAACGCTCGCGCCGTGATTTCTTTTATTGCATTTGACACTGCGTTAATAACATCAATGCGCTTATCTGGATCAAACTTTACGATAATCTGGTCAATAGCATTGCTGTCTAAATCTTCTTCTATGCTTATCCCTTTTGATTCATCAAAAAGTTTTGATACTTCATCCAAGCTAAAGCCGGTCAGCTCAAGATCAAAACCATCTACACCTAGCGCGTCCAGCTCAACCCGCAGCATTTCGTCGTCCCAGCTCGCATTCATGGCCAGCTTGTTATCAGCAATGATGTACGCCCGCCTCTGGGCATCGCTAAGGTGCCCCGCCTCAATTACCGGCAACTCTGCAAGGCCAAGTTTCTGCGCAGCAAGAACGCGCCCATGGCCTGCAATAATTCCGCTTTCGCCGTCAACAATGATGGGATTGAGAAAGCCAAACTCTTTGATGCTCGCGGCAATCTGACCCACCTGGGCATCGCTGTGCGTGCGACTGTTGCGGGCATACGGGATCAGGCTTGACACTGAAACTGTTTTATAGTCGGGAAACTTTTTCATATCACTCCGTACCCCGCTCTACTGGCCTAACATCCACGTTAAACACCGCCCGCGCATTCGGCTCAATCATCATAGCCCCGATCAGTTCTAATAACAGATTTCTCCTAGTATATCAAACTACAGGCCAAAAAAACCCACTATATCAGTGGGCTAAGCTGGTCGGGGAGTACGCATATCCAGCAAGCGCATGACCCTATTGACGCCGGGCCCAGGCGTTGTGTGGTGGAGGTGTTCGGAATCGAACCGAATTCTTACGTGTTCCCGCGATGGGCATTCACGCAATCGACGCCATGTCACCCCCTAAGTAGTGCGCCGACCGAGACTGCTCAATCCGCATAACGCACTAGTCGGCAAACCACCAATCATTTCGGCAATCCGAAGAAGCGCGGTGCTGGTGGCCTGCCTACATTCATCATAGCTAAGATGTCAGGTTTTGCAACCCGGTCAGCCCTTTTGTGTCCCATGTTTTGGACATTACAAAGTTCCTCAGCCTTTCGGCATGCGTCAACTCTACATGCTCCACTATGTTGTTGATGCTATCGTACCAGTCCTCTACGTCATTTCGACTGTAAACGTAGAAATTAGTTGCAACACCTCCGATGGGTTTCATACCCACATCACTGCCCCGCTTGCACCTGATTTTAATCTTGCGGCGCTTTACCGCTTGAGGTACGTTCCTGTGATTTATTCCAATTATCTTGGCTACTTCACGGCCTGTTATCCATTCAGTCATGTTGCCTCTCCTGTGTTGTGGTTGGGCGCTTGATAAAGTTTGGGGATTCAAAATTATTAAAAGGCGTATCGTGATCATACCACTCAATGCTTTCATCGCCCCAAGACTGAACAGACCCTTTTTCTGTTTTGTAATACGTATTGCTGTTGGCACTATAATACTCTGCCCCTTCCGGTGCTCTTTCCCATATGTCTGTCATCTTATCTCTCCTGTTCTTGTAGTTCGCGTAATGGTGCGCGTCGCCGTTCGGGTCAACTTTAGCTTTACAGCCTGGGCATCTCTTGCCACCGCCATTAAGCGACCGAACAAATAACGAGAAAACCTCATCGCACCACGGGCATGTGCATTGCCGTTTGCTGCGTCCCATGTCTAATACCCACGGGCCTAACTCTGCTTGCCTACTGACCACCCTGGGGTGTCCTACCAAAGGTTTTCTTGCTTTGGCCATACTACTCTCCCCTTTTATTATTGCCCGGCTTACCGGGCTGCGGGTTATGCTTCGCGCATTTCGTCAGTGACAGCGCCGTCTAGTGCCGCCCGAATTGTATGCTGGTAAAACATACCTTCAATTGGCGCGCCCTCATCGTCGACAATGCCTGCGTTTTGTCCCTCAACGACTCCAAATTTGCCGCCGTAAATGAAAGAACCGTCATCTACAACGTCAAACCAGTATATTGTCTGCTCGTCCGTCCAATTTTGGTCTTTGCTTTCATATGTTGCTTTCATGTTGTTCCCCTTGGTTTTGTTTGTTTTGCTTCGATGAGTTAACTATAGCGGCGGGGTGCCTGGATGTATATCAGAGTTATGTATCAAATTGTAACTCACGCAACAAGCGACGATACCGCGCTTTGATCTCTTTCAACTCATCAATAGTGTACCGCTTTG